CAGGACTACAGTTTGGAGTCTTGCTGAGGACCCGATGGAAGTTACCCTCTCCGTGAAGAGATGGTGGCACGGTACCTTTTTAGAAGGTGTCATGGTCCGCGTTTGGACCCCGATCGCTTCTGTCGGGTGTTGCACACCTGAGCGATCCTACGTTCCACCTCAATACACGGCTCGGCCACAAAGAGGAAATCTTTTCTCTGACACTCTGGCTCGGAAGCGAATCCGAAAAGAAGTGGGACTTGGTGTAACGCCATTGTTCCATGGAAAGCTCTCGAAAGAAGAGCACACCAGAGTTTATTGTGGCAGAGGTCAGGAGCCCTTCAATGAGGCACTGATCAAAGAGGGTGACTGGATTCGGGCACTAGATGTCTATGATGCAGCCAAGCCAAGGCAGAAGAAAGTAAAGACATCTTTCCTTAAGTTAGTCCCCGGTGGCTAGGACTTGGATGCCGATGCATATTACATGCACAAGCAGCCAAACCGAGCCGCCCTGCTTGAGCCAAACCCAATCGTCTTGGTCGATCCGATTGAATTCTAAGCTTAGATGCGTGCACTTACGGACTACACTTCGTAGTTTAGTGAGCCACAAGTCATTGTGAAGGACAAAATCGTTCCAGCGGTTGAGTTTAACGCCACGAAGCGAGTAGCGAGATCCGGTTCCTAGATCGTGGGAGCCACAGGGAAGGATCAGGTCGAATTCGAATGGTCTCATCTTGGTCTCCAAAACCTGGAGTGTGCCATAGGAAGACAGTTGTCAGCGCTCTAGAGCCCGTCTCCTATGCATGTGGCACGCTTCCAAGAGATGGTGACTAGATGGTTCTAGCACTTGCAAGAGAAGCTAGAAGTGACACCAATTGAAGTCAAGACCTCGATGCTCGCATACCCCTCTGGACAGGATTGGCCTGATTCCAAGAAGGATCGCTATGAACGAAACATAGTTAGATTCTTCCACGACACTAGTTACACGGACCCCATAGGGACCTTTACCTTGATGGTGAAATCGGGAGAAGTGTACACGACCAGTGACGTGAAGAGGGAGCGTGGTTTTTTGGAGGGGCAGTCGAGCAGGCCCCGCCCCATCATGTGTCCTTGCAATGATGGGTTTGGTGTTATGTAGGCACTACAATCCTACTTCTTCCCATGGCTAAAGGCCAATGTCCCCGGATTTATCCACTCGATGACAACATCGGACATACAGGAAGAGGTTCGCCAGCGGATCCAATCGAACTGGAATTCATTGTCCACAGACGGTTCAGCGTTTGATAGCTCTTAGTTCAGAGTATTGCAAAGAATCGTGGATGATGCGTTCTGGGATATATGGAACCGGAGGTGATGAGGATTCTCGAGTACAATCTCGACCTATATGCTCTCTCTACCAACAAGCCTCTGCACGACATACATAGTCAACTTATGGGGGCCTTAAAGTAGGGAGAAAACACCTTCTTTGTTCACGTTCCGGGAGTCAACAGCCCACGTTGGCCTGAGAACATCAGGGCTAGTTTCTATAAGCACATGAGAGCTGGCCCCAAAGAACCCGAGGAAGATTATATCTATCTCCAGTTGTCCGGTACAACATTTTCAGGCTTGTCGACCAGAACGACACTTGGAAATACGTTGAGGAGCCTTGCTTACTCCTACTACTACCAACAAGAGGCAGGGATAGATTAGCCTTGGAAGGACGAGAGATTATTCACCATTGCCTCTGGTGATGACGTCGTAACATTCATTGACCCTTCAATCGCATAGGGAGTGATGTAATCGACACTCAATCTTTCGTCGAGAGAGAAAACGCCTCATGAGATTGGCCTCGGCCAGTGCATCACTGAGGTAAAGCTTGGGCCATGGTGGGATATAGAGTTTTGCTCTAAATGGTCATTCTCCAGTGGGGATCTTGCAGATTGGAAACTCTGCAGAGATGTAAAGAAACTCCTCACTACCAAGCAATGGTTCAACGGGTAAAACCAGCACATTCTCCATAACCCCTATTTGCACAGGGAGGCGATATTACGCGGATTTCAGTCTGAGTAAGTTTCACAACTCGTCGAAGACATGTTGTCTGCACAATTGCTTCACTTGGAAAAACCTGGGGCTAACGATGATGTTAGATCTTATCTTGAGAATAAGACAAAGTCGGTTGCTTACGCGTTGTCCCCCAACCAGTACAAAGCTGAGAGTTACGTCAACGAACGTCTTTCCCTCACTTTGTCGGACTTGCTGATCGTGGCTCGCTCTAACACGATCTACTGCGGAAGAAACCAGGATGCCAGGTTTATATTAACAAATGGCAAGGAAACGAAAGACAAAAATGTCTTCAAAACCGCAGAAGGGCCCTAACCAGGCCTAATTGGGCGATCTTTTCTAGGGTGTCCTCGACTAGAAAAGGCAATTGATGAGGAAAACTTAAAAAGAGAAGAACACAGCCCCCGTGATAGAGTCTGGACATGTCGCAAGACCGCAACAGAAAAACGGAATTTTCTTGCAGCCAGACAGCGTCAAACCCGTATTAAGCGCGTGGGACGAAATGGTTGTGGCCAAAAACTTCCCTGGTTAATTCACAACGCCATACGTGGCGGGAATGAATGTAACCAACCTACCCACAAACACGTTTAGCGTGTCGTCGCATCTGGCGTAGTCTAATGTTCAAGGAACTACTGGACAACAACCGCTGGGTAACGCGACATATCTACTACTGATGTGGTGCCCGTCGCTAACAGCGTTTTACGGGTCAGGTTAAACGGGCTAGATTTCGGCGAACAGCAAGATCGGAGGCTTCGTTGTAAAGCAGGTGAC